GGAATAGGTCTGAGTATTGTCATACCAGTCGTCGCCAAGTTGTGTCCCAGTTTTTTGGTTGTCCCCTGACGGCGTTCTTCTGTTTTTTACGTTTTTACTCTTGTCACGTTGTTCAACAGGAGGCTTGTCTGGAAAAAATCCCTTCTGCTCTTTTCGACGACTTCTTACTCGTTTTCTTACTTGCTGTTGAGTACGTGGTATTGCTCGTCCGTCAGGTGTCTGCTCGACAAAGTCATTTCCCTTTGTCCCGTTTGGTTCATTATCCAAAACAAAGCCGGGATGTTTCCCGGCCATGTCTTTTTTGAGCTTGGTCCCACGCTCGACGCTTTCGTCAATTCCGGGTTTAAAATCTTTTAGCGCCTGAAATTCTTCAAAAGCCAGATTTTGCATTTGCTCGCCAGAAATAACTTTTTTGACGTCTTCGTTTGTGAAAAACGATTTGCGACCGGGACGCCCAAGAATTACTTTAGTGCCAGCAAGAAGATCTTGCCCTTTCAGCGCGTGGGCAATTGATTCTGCAAATATCTCTTCGTGGACCCAATACGGGTCTTCAGCATTTTGTTTACCAATATAGTCATTAACCGTAGACTCGTCGGAATTTTTCCCCAGTAGGGCTTTTGCGTAGTCAACTTTTGCGGCGTCAATTTGTTCAGTAGTTAAAAGCCCATTTATTGTCTGAAAAATATTTTGTTTATTTTCGACATGTGACCTTAATAAGCCGTGGCCAAGTGCTTCATGTAAGAGCAGTCCGTCGGTGTCTTTTAACGCTACATTAATATATGCAGTGTTCGTTGACGAATCAAACGCGGCTGCTTGCTGACCTTCTAGCCTCGGGTCATCGGGCCCAAGCAATTTTACGCTCAAGCCTCTGCCGCCAGCAAAACCTCCTTCAAACAGTGCCTGTAAGACTACGGCAGTATCCAAAAGTGCGTCGTCGGCACCAAAAGCGATGGAAGGTTCAGTGCCGTCTTTTATCGCCGCGTCAAGGAATCTTAATTTATCGTAGGCAACCGCCGTTTGCATTCGTTGTTTGCGAGATGCAAAATGACCTAGTAAACCGCCGCCGCCGCCAAGGTGAAATCCAACTGCACTACCACCACCAATTTCTTCACCCGTCTTGTTCGGGTCAAGCGCCATCAGTCCTCCACCAATAGCAGCACCGGATGCTGCACTTTTGACTCCGGGTTTTACCGTTCGCAGCCCAGTTTCCAAAACGGACGCAACAGGCACACCTCTGACTCGTTGAGTCATTAATTGGCGAAGCCATCGTGGAGCGCCTTGTGCCTTGGAAAGTTGCATGTAGACAGGTATTGCAGATCCCCAGTCAGCCTTTGCTGCCGCCTTTAAAGCGCGGCTGGCCGAGTCTGCCATTGACGTAATCCTGTCAACTACTTTGACGGCGTCTGGCAGTTTAGAACCAATAATAGCCCCAAGAGGACCGTCGGCTACTGCACCCACCAAACCGCCCGTAACCTGCATTGGTCGTCGGTATTTATCGACGAGGTCTGCTGCCTTGCTCGCCATGCCGGACGTCTGTGAAAGTCCTTCTGAAGTCTGTTCAATCGCTCGTTGACCAAATGACGGCTTGACGTTTACAACCTTATCCACCGCTTCAACCGCTGGCTGCGTTGCACGTTGGCTTGCCCCAAACAAATTTGGGACTCGTGCTTGTTTTACTCTTTGCGAAGCTTCTAAAATTTGCCGCGCTCTGGCTCCCCCTTTTAGTGCTAAACCTCCGGGTACAGCCAACGTTGGATCTACAAAATAACTTGACGCTTCCGAAAATTTTGTTGGCGGCTTAAAAAGTTTGGACATGGTCTCCGGGTTTGCCCCAAGGTATGATCCGCCAACAACTGCAAGATCCTGTAAATACGACGGCTGAGTTCCGTCCATTACTCCCTGCCGCTTTCCTTTGTAATCGCGATCCGCAAGTAATCGCTGACGCGCAATTTCTCCGTCATTTCCGCCTAACAACGCTACACGCGCTGGATCAAGAACTCGCCCTTTGAAAAAATCGGTAGCCATTTTACCGAGATCTGACGTTCCACGAAGCCCCCCTTCAACCAAACCTAAACCCACTTTTGCCTTGTCCAGCGGATTAGGGGACATCATAAGTTGCGCTCCCTCGACTCCCCCTCCCACTAAATCAGAACCTGCTTGCATTAATGCCGGAGGCATTCCAGCCAAAAATTTTGGTAAAGTTCTACTGTCTCGGCGGTGCTGCCTGATTTTTAACGCCTCTTCAGGAGTTATGTCCTGTAGGACGCCCGAAGAAAAAAGGCGGTCCAACTCAGAACCGCTTGGCTCAACGTTAGTGTCTGTAAATTTCGCTTTCCCAGACCCAACGTTGTCATCCAGAAATTTAGCTTTTCTACGAGGCCCAACGTTGTCTTCTAGAAATTTAGCTTTTCGTGGCGGCTGTAAATTGTCCATTGCTTAATATCCCACTGCTCTCCACCGTCTTGCACTTGGGTCCCAAACTTGTCCAGTGGCGTTTCCACTATTCTCAAAATCTTCCATGGAATCAAATTTTTGCATCCGAGGCCGTTCTGGATTTTTACGATGAGAAGTTTTTAATTTGTCAAAATCTTCCCGAAATCCAAGATAGTCAACACGAGTGTTTAATTGTTCTCTAAGTCGTTTTATCGCAGCCAAAGTCGCTTTACTGCTCACAGGTACACCCCAATCACCAAACCCTAAAGGAACCAAAAACTTTTGAGCGGCTGCAACTTCTCCCTCACGAGCAACAGACCCCGGATCGACAACTTTAGCCATTGCTATTGCAAGCTCATACGGATCAGCCAATAAAGTTGCGGCAGAATCCGAAGGTAAATTAGGCTTGTCTACCATAGTTGCCTTTCCAGCGGCATAATCTTTTTTCCACTGCTCAAATTTATCCTCATACCCAACAGCAAAAGCATCTTTCATGGGTAACAAGCCAGCCATTGATGATTCGTAACCCCCATGCTGTCTTACCGCTCTTTCCAAGTTATCCAATGACGAAAACGCCATCCCAACATTTGCTAGAGTTACGGTGTCGTCATCCGTTACAGGTTTTACCGGCGGGACATACTTTGTGTATTCTTTCCGGCCAGTGTCGGGATTTTTTTGAGTAATGTATTGTTGAGTAACTCCGTTGCCTAGATCCACTGTTTCAAGTTGGGGTGGGCCAGTTTCAAAGATCGATTTATACGTGTTTCGTACTTGCCCATCTGCGCCAACGCTGGTCCCGCTCAAGACCATAGTAGGCCCAAATGGGTTTTGGCCTTGCATGGGCATACCCATTCCCATACCCATCTGAGGTGGTTGTGGAGAATATCCGGGCATTCCCGGAAGCATCGACTGAAACCCTGATCCGGGCCGTCTATAATTGCCCGGTCTATATCCCTGCAACAATTGGTCTTGATCGAACATTTGTTTATCAACAGCAAGACCCTGTTTTTCTTTTTCTAGCTCAAATGCTCGATTTGCTTGGTTTTGCTGTTGTGCGAGAGTATCTTTTCGGTAGGCGGCTGTCGCTTCGTTTGCCACCGCCTGTTGCTCAAGCGTGTTTTGTCGGTAATCCGCCAACGCTTTGGCCTGTTCTTCTTGTGCCTGTTGCGATTTTTTAAATTGCAACGCTGATCGCATTGCGTCAAAACCTGATGTCCAGTCTGCCATAATTATTCCTTATACAAAGAGTGATCCGATTTGTAATCCGTAGTCTACTAAACCGGGTTTGTAGTATGAGCCCGGATTCACTACTTGCCCCCCGCCAGACAATGCTGTTGCCAAACTAGCAGACTCATTGAGTCCGCCGTATCTCATTCCGGGAACAGCACTAAGTATTTCAAACGGTTTAGTATTTGCCATTGCGGAAATATTTCCAGCTTGCTGCTGTAGTTGCCGCTCCTGTTGCAGACGTGCGGCTTCCAATGCTAAATTTCTGTCCGATAGACTAGCCATGATCTGATTTTCGTTTGCGGCAAGTTGGGCTTGACGAGAGGCTTCGTTCCTAGCAATTTGACTATTTAAAGCAACGTTTGATGAGTCTTGCGCTTGACCCATACCAGTCCCAAACGTCTGACCTGTCCGTGCAAACTGACTTCGGAGCCTCCGCTGTTGATCACCTAAACTAGCCCTTGCATTGCCATATTGATTTTGCGCTCCAACATCGCTCGCAGTTCGCGACGCCTGTAACGCGTTTTGAGTTTGTTTTCTTGCATCCGCCATCGCGTTGTTTAGTTGAGGACTGCGATTTAAATACTGACCGCCCAATGCATTTTGCGCGTACGCTTGCAGTGGAGCAAAACTAGATGCTGCATTTTGTGCGGCTCGACTTGCTGTACTTGCGTCATTCTGGCTTTGGTTCATTAAAGACGGCAACCTGCCAAAAATATTGTCACGAATTTCATCACCGCCACTGCCCGGAAATAGAGGGTCAAATTGTTTTGGTTTAATTGTTTTTTGTTTTCCGAAAAGTCCAAACATAATATTTAATTTTTAGTTTACTAACGATCTATTGGCTGGTCCAGTGCGAACATGACACGCTCTCAGTCATCAATTTTTTTTAGTTCTTCTTGAAGTTCCAAGATAGCCAAGGTCTGTGATTTTATTGTTTGCTGTACCTCGCGACACCACATGTCCATTGCAGTTTTTTCTGCTGGAGATAATCGACTGTTTCCCGGCCATCGAGGTCCGCTTGAAACCACGGCGTCGCTTAACGTTTTTGTAATTTTTACTGTCATTAGTACGTAGCTCCTAAACGTGCGATCATTCGATACGAAGACACTTGCCATTTCGCATCCACTGTATTGGAACGAAATTTCAAACGAATGTACCTGCCAGAAGTAACTAAATTTACTCGTGTTATTCCGTTGCCACTTCCAGTAATGCTTACTGTTTGTGGACTTGTCCAACGAACTGCTTCATCTAAGTTGTCACGAGCCCCCGCGTATACTTCCAAAGTTTGCGAACCGGCTAAAGGTTTTGGGACGTGAAGTGATAAAAAAACGGTGTCCAAATACTTGAAAGACTCTGGCTCACCCCAATCGAAATCTGGAGTTTCTGCAAGACACTCATAATTATTGTTGTTATCAGCGTTGCAGTCATCGCGACTATTACGGCTGTAATTACGACCATGAACAAGAAGCCGAGGAATGTTTTTGCTACCATCTTCGTACAGCCTTGTATTCCCCAGATCTCCACCTGTTGCAATAACGGTATATTCCTGTTCGCCCTCATCTACGTATTCATAATATTTTTTTGCAGCATCATTAAACTCTTCGCCAATATCCAAAGAATTCCACGTCGGAGCCAACTCCCACTCAACTGTACCAATACCGCTTATTCCGTTTTGCTGGCTATCGTACTCATCAATCGTAATCGTTTGAAATTCGTAGTTAAAAATTAAAACCTTGGTTTGGTTGGTCAGCGTCGGATACACAAACCAGATTTCAGAAAAGGCTCTGTTGTGGTGTGCGACAATTTCATCTCGCCGCGCTCTATCAAGTTCTTTTCTGAACGTGTCCCATTGCGTGGATGCAATCGCCTGAAGATCCTGACCTCCTGTGTAAACGTAAAAGTTTTTGTGTCCTATGAAAGCAATTGATCTGTCACCAAAACGGGTCCACGAATATTTACTTAATAAACCCTCGTCATGTATCTCAGTTCGAAAAAAGAAAGTACCTTGGTCGGGCCCAACATCCTGTATACTTTGTATGGACCACTCTTTGAGAACATAAGCCTGATCTGCCAATGTTGTTATTGCGTGGATGTCACCATTTATTCGTGAGCCAGCATTTATAACTTCTCCAGATTCATTTGCAGAAAGTGTTTCCAATATTGACCGCGCCGGGATGCGGTCCCCCGTCGTTGTAGAACCAGTATACCCCAGTGTTTCAAGTTTCACTGATGGTGTAACAGTTAACTCGGATGAGCTTTGTATACCTTCATTTGTTGCTCCTTTATTTTCAACCCTGACAAACGGTTGAAACACAACGTACTTATCTTTTCCAATCAACTCTGTACCAACAACAGTATCTTTATGTATGCCTTTGCCAGTTCTCCGCAAGGTCATAAAGTTTCCGGGATTTATGACCTCATAAATATCCGATCCATATGAGTTACTAAGTTTCTCAATGCTGACAAAGTCTCCAGCTTCAAGGTTTGTTGCAGACTGCTCTATTTTAATAGTTACATGCTCGTCAAAAGCTGGGACTAAAACATTTTTGTTGTCACTGTTTGTCGCCGTAAAATCAATATCTTTGTTTTTGCTTTTGTCGGTAATAGTCAGTTCAGTTGATTTTTCACCTACGGTTAGACGCGCCCCAATCGTCCAGTCATTGTAATAATCAGGTCTCTCCAGAAAAATTTCTGTTGTGGCTTGGCTATCCACACTTTGAATAACGCCTATGCTGATAGCGTTTTCATCTTCAGGTTCTGCAAATTTAACAACTTTATAATAATCGTAGACAATCTCTTCTGGACTAAACTCATTAGAGACAATTCGCACATACTGGCCGTCTGCAAACGATCCTGTAACATCAGTTAAATCAACCGGCCCAATTGTGCTGGATAGTTCTCCAGCAGTGATATCATTTTTCAACAAACCACTGCCTACGCTTGGCGTTTCAGAAATTGGTATCCAGAGACTGTAATCATTTTTCGCTGACCACTTAATTTTGTCTTCGTAAAAAATCAGAAGATGCCCATTAAAAACTTCCAGCCCAGAATAACCTTGAGTCGATACCAGTCCCGGTATCTCTCTCGCTCTCTCCATACCCGGAGACCAAAACAAAGGTTTCGCCCCCGGTGCTACAAATAATATTCGATCAAACCAGTCGGCAGCAGTCCATCTGCTCTCTTTGTTGGTCTCAGCGCCACTATAAATTTCGTGAATCTTTGCTTTAAATTGAAGAGGCATAATAATTTTTTATGTTATTCCAAAGAGAGGGCGCTTCGGACTTTAATCGACGCATGACACGTTTTTTCATGCTAGGCCAAGTTTTTGCATTGACGAGATGCGTGTAACCGAGTTCAGCAGTTAGGTCGTCGTTATCGTGCCGGTCGAGTAAGCACGTTATTTTTTTGTTTTGCTCCTTGGCCATTTTTGCGAACAAGGTTTGTTCTGCAAGGACCATACCCACTCTTACCGCTTTGTTTTTAGCAGTCATTTCCCGCATCCAATCAAGACTACGGTGGGCATAGTCATGAATAAACTTTAAGTCTGATCCGCCTATCAATCCTGCGTTATAGCAGTCCCAATTTTCAAACGGTAAAACTACTTTTTCAGAATCAACATTGTCGTGTGCGTCCAAACAAAACTGATAACATTTGAGCATATCTTTTGAACGCTCTGGGCTCTGGGCAAATAAACAAGAATCTAAAAATGTTTTCGGTAATGAATTAAATAGAAATACATCATCATCGATGTGGCAGAAAGGCTCGTCCTGAATCGAGTAACTAATCAGTTTTCCTGCCGCCCAATAAATTGGGTCCACTGAAATAAAGTCATTTAAATCCGTATTGACTTTATCAAAACCAATACCAAGATTTTCCATTATATTTTTACCGTGAGAATCTGTTACCAGTTCACAACGGTACCCATGTTTTTTGACAAGGTGTGTGGAGAGCGCCCAGCGAATTGCTGTGTCTCTATTAAACGGACCCGGTCGAGTCCATAATGTGTAAACCATTTTCATGGGTTAGCAGTCCCCGCTCCCGCTCCACTTGTTTCTTCTTCTTCTTTTTCACAGAGATCCAAAAACAAATCACTGAAAGTGTCCACAAGTTCGTCGCCTGATTCGGCGTCATAGTAAAGTCCAGTTGTTGCCCAGCCAGTGATCGTGCTGTAATAACTCGTGTATCTCTTTACGTCATACCCAATTACAATAAGTGTGATGTTGTCGTTTTTAATTGCTGTCGCTTGTGTGGTTGCCGCCGCCATGGCTTGGTTAAAAACCGCTACATAGTTGGTAGCTAATCCGGGCCCATTATAGGTAGGCAGTACTCTTGAGCTATTAAGGTCTGAAGAAACAATATTTGAAATCCCGTCCGTGAACAAAACAATTACCTTTTTGTGGCCGTCTTCGGTATATTCGTTAACCATTTTGTGAGCAGTGCTTAACCCATCAGCCACGGCAGTATACTCATAGGACTCTAAATTTTTTACGTCTTGGTAGAGAGATCCTATGTCGTCGGTTAGCCCCACTATCTCATTTATTCGTGCCGTTTGATCTTTGTAGTCGCCGCTAAAAGTCATAAGACCAACATAGTCTGTCCCGGTTTTTGCAGCAGAATCTAAAAACAATTCCAGCCCCTCTTTTGCGCGATCCAGTCGAGACTCCCCAGTAACTGACGATGAAGTAATATTCATACTTCGGCTGACATCGACCGCGACAATAACATCCAGAGGGGTATCAACGCATGTGTACCTGACTTCAAGATCTGCAATTCCAGTGAGTCCTTCGTAGCTCGCGATTACTTCACAAGTGCCAACCTCTTTGGCTTGCACATTTCCAGTGTTTTCCGCAACTGCGATTTTAGAATCTGATACAGACCAACTTGCCTTTAACGTGACCTCCTCTTTGTAGCCGTTGCTGTATTCGATGTAGGCTCTAAATGGGTGCTTCGTGTTTACCTGTAATTTTTTAGTTGTTGGTGTCACAACTAATTTTCGTGGTTGCCTAGAAAAATCCCCTCGGTAACACAGTTGTAATTCTCTGGAGACACCTTTACTAAACGTATCTTGGACGTTTCCATCCTCATCAATAAATTGACACGTAAAAACTGAGTCACTTGCCTCTCCGTAAAGAAACCCAAATTTATCACTGTATCGAACTTGGCTACCGTAAACATTGCTCGTGTTGTTGTAGGTTCGTTTTGAGTGCCCCCCTAAACCAACAGTAACCATCGTGCAGCCATCAGGCATTATGATCCGTTCATATCCATGTGTGTGACCGCATATCAATAAATCCGTCCCCCACTCTGCCCATGGCCATCTTAAAACTTCATAACCCGGATAGTAGCTGGCCGAAGTAGTGTCGCTGGTGTAGGGCGGATGGTGCATTACCACAATTCGAATTGGGCAATCGCTTGTTGCCATTGTAAGTTTCAACCACGTAGCCATCGGGCCTGTACTACTTAGGTCGGCTTGGCCTTTGCCGCTGGCTGCACCAGTCCCACCAATACTGCTACCTCCGGGACCATTAGCCGCTGGACCACTACCATAAGAATCCAGAAAAAAGAAATGAACTGGCCCCCGCTTTATGTCGTAAAATTGTTCGTTTCCGGGTAAGTCAAAAAATCCTAAATATTTGGTTCCGGGCCCATCATCCCAATCGTGGTTACCTAACACTGGGAATAAATAATTTTCGTCGCCGCCTGTGTAAGCGCCCCCGTATTGACCCATGGCCCAAGAGTACCATTGAGCAAGTTGCTCTTCGTAATTATCCGTGTCCGGATCTCCAGATCCCCCGTCGGCATAAACAATATCGCCAGCGTGTAAAACCACATCGGGTTCTTTTTTCCGCATGGCGTTTGAAACTTTTTTGATGCCTTCGCCAATGCTTCCTGAATCACTTGTCGCAGCAAATTTTAGTGTGCAAGGTCCATATGGGTTTTCGCCTCCTACCACACATGCGTATTCGCTGGATCTTTTCTCAACTGTGTATAATGACGTGTCAGTTCCAATGACTGGAATTTTTCTCGACTCCTCATCAGCAGATGTAATGTTGGCTTGATGAATGAGGTTGGCAGGAGTCTGTAAATTTTTTGGGGTTACCTCAACGCGCTCGTGACCGGGCGCACTTTTCAATGACCCGTCTTCGACTCTGACATTTTTCGCTTCCGTTAAATATTCTTTTGCCTGATTTTTTTGAAGATCAGGAGGCAAGTTTTTAAGCAAGCCCTTGCCCGGATTATTTACGACCGTGATTCTTGCATTTTTTCTACGCATACCACTCTAAAATTACTAGTCCACCTCGTCCGCTCTGAGAGCCTGAAGTCCCGCCTTGGCCGTATGGAAGGTATGGACGAATATACCCTAAACCGGGTGAGGCATTTGTTTTTATTTTGTGTAATACTGATGACGTACTATCAGTGGCAGAAGTTCCTGCATGGAAGGTGCCTTGTGTTTGTGTTTCAATAAATGTCCCGCCTACATCATTAATTTGGTATGCCGATTCTTTATCCGCTCCGTCCCCTACTACTATTTGCAAAGTCTCAAATGGCCGCACTCGTAAAACAGTTTCCGAATAGCCGCCTGTGTGCCCGTCTCCTGCCGTGTACCCGGCTTGCCCGGACGCAATATATCGCCCACCTCCCTCAACCAGAATAGCGTTAATGCGAGTTACAAATTCTGGGACTATAAACTTAAACAGAGTTTGGTTTGTGCTAGACTTTTCTCCCACATCGGGACCAACGGTTGCGGTTTTTTCGTTGTCGTCGATATAGGCTACGGCGTTGGTTCCGATTCCGGGACTTGCTCCCGTAAAATACGCAAGCGATGACCGTGGGCTCGTGTATTCAAGTTCAGAAATAATCTCAACAATTTGGCCTTTGGAGTTAACGCGGACACGCTGACCTTTACCAGACGGATCGTCGGCTAGGTCCATAAGTGACCCCGGACCAATCGACGACGATTTTAACGTTCCTGAATCGCAGTTAAACATTTTACGAATTGGCCATCCACGTCAGTTTGTCGTTCGCGGTACCTATGGCGTATAATTTATTAACATTATCGACGTCTAGCTCAACTGAGTCTCCAGCCTGTAGCGCATACCCAGTTGTGGCTGAAACTCCGCTTGGTCCAACATACGTAATTCCGGAATTAGTGCTTAGAGCCTTAACCAATAGTTTATGTTTGACGGCTACGCTGGTCCCCGAATTTAACTGTACAGCACTAGTTGTTATTGTCTGTTGGCCTGTAACAACGGTTGAGGACGGAGCTTGTTTGACACTCGTCGCTGCTCCGCTCGGGAGGGCGCTACTGTCAATTATGTGGTGAGCAATGTGCTCAGTCCCGCTGATAGTTGTCTTAACCTGTTTAGTCGTCCCGACTGCGTCTTTAACTTGTAGCATTTTATATTATGTGTATGAGGTTTGAAGATTCCCCACCGGAACTGTAAGAGAGCGTTCCAGTGCTATTTGCCGTGTGGCAGAAAAAATCTTTTATTCTAAATTTTAAGTCGCGTAGTTCCGAAGCAAACTGATCCTTGTCAGGCGACCTGACAAACTCGCCGTCTGTTGGTTGAGCCGGATTAAAATCGTCTCCAAATTTCATTGTAGCCACTCCAATACAACTAATCCGTCATTACCAGCGGTATCGGCAGATTCCAGTGGCGCTCCATAACCATACTCTTTCCAGTAACTACCACTAGCCCCGCCGCTGGTAGCGGTTCCTGCTGACCCCGAAAAAACGATTTCGGTTAAGACTCCGTTTGAGTTACCATTCACCGCTGCTCCACCGCCAGATGCTGTCCCTTTAGCTCCTCCAGCCGCCTCGCTATACGCGCTTCCAGCTTTAACGCTACTTATCCCGCCATTTTGTCCTGCTGCACCACCCGCTCCTACATGAACTACAATTGTATTTATGGAAGTGGCTTCGACATCAAAATTCGTAATCCGCATTTCTCCACCAGCGCCTCCTTTTGTCGAACCAGACGTAGAATCCTTGCCTCCACCACCTCCAATAATCGTTGCTTTTATACGACGTACATCGCTTGGTAACGTCCAAGTGAACGCGGCGTAATTTGAACCATCAAGGCTACTGTATTGATTTTGGTAAGGGGACGCAGCGCCTCCACCGTATGCGGTAGTACTATTTGGTCCATTTGAAGCACTCGCCCCACTTGTACCATCTATCAAAGCTACTACCTTTGGTCCTGAAGTATTGTATGTAAAAACTGCCCGGAATAAGGCGGCACTCTGCTGCGTTGTCGCATTGGTTCCTTCAGTAACCAACCCTTTACTATTGACTGTAACCTCCGTGTAGGTGCCAGCGGTTGTTAGGTTGGTGAGCATGTTGCTTGACACAACATTGTTTTTCATTTTCCCAGTTTCGAGGTTAAACATGACCGCAAGGAATCTTTTGAGCCTTGCTTTAATGTCTCTCAAAAATGAGGCACCAAATTTTACAGGACTGGCGTCCTCCGGAACTGTTACGTCAAAGTCATCTCCAAAAAATCCGCTCATTTATCCTCCCATTCTGAGTTTACGTCCAGAGTGCTTCCGCCCTTGATCATCTCTCCAAGCTTCTTGCAAATAATTTTTGTATAAGGCCATAAAATCTGCCGCTATCGGATCGTTGACAGATAGAAAAGCAATCTCTTTGATTTTTGAAATTAGCATATCTTCATAATTATTTGTTATGTAATTAGATTCCAAATCATTCACAAGATCGTTAAAAAATCCAAAATACTGTAATCGATAAACAACGTCTTGGTCTACCGTATCGTCTATATTAAAAATATAACTTCCAGAACTAGTTTGTTCAATGAAAGCTTCCAAGTGCGATTGACTACCTGCTGAGACAGATGGCCAAAGTGCCTGTGAATGCTCGTCCATGTATGCACGAGATGTAACTGACACTGGAGCTTTTGTTTCTGACCCGTCTGACGAAATTAAGAAAACCGCCGGTCGCTCATTTTGTAGTTCTTTGAAATCAGATGGTAGCTGCACGGAACTAAAGCCGGAGGCAATGGTCGCGTTTGTCGTTTTCCGCATACAATTCCAAGAACGGTCTTGGCATATTTTTTTAATGGCTCTGTTAATCCATTTTGTATACCAACCACTCTGCTCCTTGTCGTATCGAGCAAAGTCCTCTTGCAGCATTAATTTTAAGTCTCCTAAATTCATGTCTGTATAAAAAGGAAGCCGTGCCAGATCATGTCCAGCACGGCACCCCTCGGTTTGTCCCCGTTAATAATCCGGCAGCGAACGCGGATTAAAATTTAGTTATCGCCCGATTCCAGTGGGGGATTTCTTAGGCAAATTTGCCTTTTCAATCGCTTCCACATTTTTCTTTCCGGGGATGCCGCCTAATTGATTGACGTAATCTCCAGTGCTAACAGTTCCGGATTTTGCGGAACTCGATGCGTATCTACTTTTCTCTGGCATAGTATTTCTTTCTTTAATTTATTGTTTCTCAAAAATAAGAGCCCACGGATTATTTTTTGCGTATGCCCTTAGAGCTTTAGCAACCTTCTCATCAGTCGTTACAAACGTACTGTAGTCAGGATAACTTCCGTTTGGCATTTTAGTTCTAGAAAACTTAATAGTAACCTGTTCACCTAAATCGCACGGCGCTTCAAAGCTTGTGTTTTTGTTAAAAACATAAGTTTTTTTACCTGAAGTCTTTTTCGTCACTTCAGTACCTTCTTCAGCTACCAGTTTTGGTTTAGGCATCTTAATACAATCTATTAAGCACTAATAGTTTGTATATTTTTCGCATACCCAAATGCGTCAGCAAATTTCAATTTCAGACCGTACTTAGCGCGAAACTGCTCTTTGTATGAATCTTGTCCCGGAGTCTGAATGTTAGGCTCAAGGAACAATGGCTCCATATATTTTTGAACCAACATAGGCAGATCACAAACAACCATCCAATCGTTGTATTCACCGATCTCTTTGAAGAGCGGATGCATCGCAAGACTGACTTCCCCGAATGGAGTAAGAATTGTTTGGATGTTCATTCCGAAAACAGTTTCAGAACCAGTGATTCGGAAACCATTGGACTCGCTATTAGCGAAATTAGATAATGCAGAATATGCTTTAGGTCCGGCAAACGCGAGTTTGGCGTCTGAACCAACTGTCATGAACTCTTCAAGCCAGCCTTTAAAGTTGGCAAGAGTCACAGTATTAGTACCTCCCCCGTTCAATACTTGGCTTGCATTACCTGTAGCATCCACACTAGCCTGAATGCCTCCAGTGTAATATGCGTGACCGTTTGACCCTGTTGCTTTGGCGGCTTTACCGAAAAAGTACGAAAGTTCAATATCACGGCCAATACGTTCCAAAGCTTGAACACGTCGCTCTTTAAGCGGACCTTCAATATCGGTGCGAAGTTTTGACCCTTTGAAAGCATTCGTTAGTTCAACGGTACTGTTGTAAGTTTGGATGTAGTTTTCCAGTGTCGTAGGGTTTTCGTAGACCGCATCTACTGGAGTAGCCCCTTCGTCTTTACCTAATGTAATAACCACAAACTCGTTGTTATCACCAATATTTACAGCGGACCCAATAAAACCACGCTGGACTTCATAGCTACCCGCGCTGTTTTTTGACTCTAACCTAATTCCTTCTCCGGTAGCAGTATTATACAATACTGAACCAACCTGAATAATTCCATCGGCATTAAGACCGGCAGCAGCGCCGGAGGAAGAATTATCATCAAACACAACGGTTTTTTCAGTAGTACTACCAACCGCGCCTTTTGCATAAACTACACGTTTTACTGGATCTCTCTCGAACCATTTGTATTCTGTAGTTTCTGATGGCTCATTTTTGAGCCTACTCATGAGACCAAACAATGTAGTCCCTGCATTCATTCCTTTAGCATTACGAACCAAAATAGTATCCTGATATTCGGATACCCATTCATTGGTTGCTGCATCACCTAGACTTAAAATTCCGCTAACTGCACTCATATATTTTCCTTACACTATTTTACTTTAATAGGTAGTTAATTTATCGTTGCAGTTAGCGGAATGTACAACCGCAAACTAGTATAATTTAATTTTTATCTCTATTAATTAAACTAGACTGTTTGCAGTTTTTTTATGCCAATTCTCAGGTTGTCCTCCTGAGATTCTCGGACTCGATGTTGCGGGTGGTTTTGGTCTAGGCGCTGGTTTTGCTTTTTCCGCAATAGGCGCTTCAGGTTCCGCAACAGTCGGTTCAGGTTCCGGCTGATTACTTACCTTTATATGGTCTTTCCAATTGCTTTCACTGTTGGGATACCATCGTTTAAATTCATGAGAAACAACAGAATCAGCTTGCCTAGCTACTTCATCCACAAATTGCTCTCGCGACATTTTGGATACATGTTCTGGAAATTGTTTTGTCATTTCCTCTGCCATGTGTACTGCTAACTCCATTTGCCCAGCCTGTTGAAACTCCGGGTGTCGTTGGTTAAACATCTGGCTAGTCGTGTATTTTTCCAACTCCGCCGTTTGTTGAATTACCGGAGTCACCTTGCTGGTTAAATCCGCAAGAACTGGATTTAGCTCATTGTAGATGCTCTTTCGAGCTTCTAGCACTGCTCGTGCCGCCGTGTCTTTTGCAAACCTTTTAAAAGTTTCTACGGCTTTTTCCCCGCCCACCAAAATGTCTTCAACATCTTCATCCGATAACATATCATCGGTTGCGATTCGGTCACCGGTTTGTTTTAAGTATTCAATTTCTTGAATTCTTAATTCCTCTTGTGCCTGTTCAGGAGTTTTTTCAGGCTCTGCTTTTTCAACAGGTTTTGTTTCTGGAGCGGGGGCGAGTGCTTTTTCTACTAATGCAGACAACTCCTCCTCGGTGTATTCCCGGCCATGCAGATTATATTTTTGTGGCTCTGGCTCCGCTTTTGGTTCCGGAGATTCAGGTTCTGGTTTTGGTTCTGGCTCCGGAGTTTCAGTAGCTTCAGGTTCGGGTTCTGCTGCCGTTTCAGGTTCTGGCTCTGGCTCCGGAGTTTCAGTAGCTTCAGGTTCGGGTTCTGCTGCCGTTTCCTGCCCTAAACTTAAATTAATTTGTTCAGGCGGGTTAAAGCCAGCGACTTTTTCCTGCTCGTATTTCAGGATGTCTTTTAGGCTACTATCAAGACCAAGGGCGCTGGTCGCGTCCGTTACAAACGTGCGCTCGGTGGGGAAACCGAGATCCCCAGCTACGTGCTCTGGGTTATTTATATCTACATTTTCAACTGTTTCAGACATGGGGCTCTTTCCATTTTGGGGTTTTACCTTTTAGGATTTGTATGTTTTTTCGAAGCTCTCTCACCCTTGTTTGGATAACGAGTAGCTCAGAATTTTCGACCGATTCCAACCGTTTGCACTCATTACACAAACGTTCATTATATTGGTTTAGCAATAATTGGTACGCGTCACTATTTTTAAAAACGTTCCACGCATTTTCTGCTCGCTCTCCTGCTATCATCAATAATTTTGTGGTCTCACTTCGGGAGGACTGACATTAGGTAATGTCGGCATCGAAGGATCGGATAATCCTAGAACGCTTGGGTCCGGGCCGGGAGTGTTAAACGGGATTGGCGGTGGTTGAGTTTGTGCGTCTGGTGGAAATTGTCCGGGAGGAACTTCTGGCATGACGCCCTCCTGTGACATTACCTGACCTTGCACGGCGGAGTTGAATGCAGACTCGTTGTATTTAAATCTTTCCAGATCGCTTAAACCTGCTGCTTTTGCACCTGCTAAAATTAATGCTTTAGGATCAAGATTGCCCGGAGCAGGAGCGAAGACTTGTGGGAACGCAGCACTGCTCTGCAACAACCCAGTTATCGCGGCGACTTTCTTTGCGTCTCCTGTCGGTAAGGTTCCGTCCGAAGCCACAAAATCAAATGTGCCCTGTATGGTGTCGAGTGATATTTCGAGCGACCGTTCATTAGCCATGGGCTCGGGCGAACTCATCGGATCGTAGTTATACCGGACGATTTGGCTATCCTCCAAAAATTGCTGGAACAAAGTTACGAATTGACGAGTTTGTGGAACTACGCCTTGAACACTAATGAGCCTAGCTATGCTACTCATTCGGCCAGCAGCCATTTGTTGTGTCCCGGCAAATTCCGTTGCACTTCCGGCGTCACCGCCAGATCCCTGCATATAACTATTGGCACCTGTAACGGACTCTGAATAATTCATGAACATCTGAGCCTCACCAGCAAAACCTTCAGTCAAATCTTTTATCGGTATCTGCTGAATGCTGTCCCTTATATTACCACCGGGTTTTAAAGGAATGATTTGACCCTCTCGATCTGGATCAAGAAAATCTTCAACGTCCACATGCTCGGGATCGACAATGAACACATTTCCAACAGTTCGTTGCAGTGCTTCTTGATGTCGATTTTTTAAATAGTCAATATGGTCTTGCAGACCTTTAAGCATAAAAGCCCATGACGGTGAAAACTGATAGTGTCCGCTTGGCCTACCTTCGGCTACTGCGTATGGAAACTCTCCGTGGTCGTATGGAACTTCGTTGACACTTAAAACGCATTCTCCGTTTGCGATAACGATTTGATATAAACAAGGATCGTAACCATCGTAAAAACCGTAGTCTGCCGGAACTAATTTTACCCACAATTCCACACATTCAATTGTCCCCGTATCATTTTTATTAGCTCGCTCTGTAGTAAGGGGACCGGCAATACGTTGCCGCTCGTATGCGCTTCGGCTTAACTCTCCGTTTGCTCTCGTAGCCGCTACACCAACTCCAGTAGAGATACTCGGCAACGGAGAAGAGGGTCTCTTTTTTTCTTTAATCTTTGCGACAGATTCAGGAAGTACAAAAGCTGGATCGTCGGTAGATAATTTTGAGCGACGACATAATTCGTCGTAGGAAATTCTGAAACGATGACCTGCAAAACGTCCCTCTTGAAATCGGTGAAGAGGCAGCGACGGATCACAAAACCAGTCGTATGGACTGACTAATTCGTGCTTGCAAAAACCACCCACATTTTCCTGCCGAGTTTGCATTTGGAAAAATGTTTCCGGGTTGCCTTCATCATCAACTTCGCCGGGTATTTCGACTGCAACATATTCTCGTTTTGGCTTAAAAATAGGAGCCCACGAGTTATACATAATACCTCTATTATATGTCAGGCAGTCCATTACCCAGAGGTAGCCAAGTGAGTACGTTGGTTGTTGCTCTGCATTCCATCTCAACAACGTGTTGAGATGCTCGGCGGGAACCTCATCTTCTGGACCTCTCCCGGTAACTTTGTGGGGCTGATCATCGCCAAACAATACTTGAGAGATGAACGTACCCATCGTGGTAAGCTGGGTTGCCGTCATCGGCAAAATAAAACGTCGCGGGTGCCCTTTGTCCAAATTCTCAAAATCGTTTTTGGTCAATGACGCATAGGCCATCAGCATGTCATGGGCATAGTCCCACTCTCCGGACCAATATTCGACGTTGTTGGTACCAAGCTGAAGATACTCACGAACCGTGGTTGAGATCCGTTTGTAAACAGCATCATCACCCAGCCTATGTATAGTTACTCTATCCACCTAGTTTTCCTCGTTTGATGGGAGGAATAATTTTTACTGCTGGCCCCATACTTCCATCTGGATTTTTGAGGTGTAGCAATACCGATCCGTCCTCCTGCGTTATGGCAGCGTATTGCTCCGCCATGGGATCGTCCATTCCCATCATGGCACCAATTGGTGCCCCACCCATTGGGACTCCACCCATTGGGACTCCACCCATTTGAGGATCAGCCATTGACTGCATAGCCTCTGGACTAATTGTTGGATCGTACATGCCCCCGTCTCCGGGCATTCCTTCTGGCATTGTCGGAGCCATGGCTGGCGACGGCTGGCTCCCTAAATAATTTAACATAAATTTAAATAGCTAAACTCGCTGCGTCCATTGCTGGGACTGGTTTTGGGTTAGTCATGGAGCCGTATTCGTAACCAAGCATTTCGTCCATGTTCGTGTCCTCCTCTTCCTCACGCTCAATGTCCAACTCGATCATCATTTTACCGCCTTGCGGTGCCGAAGCAGCAAAAGCAGTTAGCGTAACGCTATCCCCCTCTTCCGGGATCTTCCCAAAAATTTTTGAGACATCTGCCTCATCAATTTCTAGGGTAGGAAATTTTTTACGCGGCATGTCTTTTTTATCCGGATCAGGTTTATTTTCTAAACCACTTGCATTATAACTATAACTCATTTTTTTACCTCGCCGCGATTTGTTTTAGTGGTCCAGTTACGCTTGTCGGTTAGTGAGTACTCCTCAAAACCAATAACTGCACCTTTAAATAATTTTTTTAAACTTTGGTCAGTCCCAAATGGAATGTTCAGGCAATCCAGAACACTCACGGCTTGTGACTGTATAAAAATTCTTTCCTTTTTTAGTTTTTCGTCATGTAGCAAAAACCAAGTTCGTGGATCATTGGTGGGTTTTTTTAACGTTGCCCAGTTTGCTGCACACTCTCCTAAAAAATATTTTTTTAGCCTGTCGTCCCAAATATACTTTGCCTCAATGACATCAGTTGTTACTCCCCAGATCGCTTTAACCTCTCCACTGGGCATCCTGTGACAACTAATAGGAACAACTTCTTTCACCTATATTTTCTTATTTTATTTAGTTTACGTTTTGTAAACAGTCTACCCACGTTGGGTTTTTTGGCAACCCCGACTTTCATTACTCTTAAAATTCCGGCTTTTTGATATCTGCTTGCATCAGCCAAATGATCAAAATTCCCAAAATACGGACCTTTGCCCGGAGTGTCGCCGCCGTAACCCGGCTCCCCTTCGGAGGGATACCTGTAACCACCAGCACTCGCGGCAAATAATTTGGGACAACCAGTTTCGTCAATTCGATAGCACGGATCGCCCTTATCATCTTTTGCTTCAAGGAATCGATTATACGCTGTGATACTATTTTGCAAACCAACTCGACGGTAACCCGGATGAAACCCGTGAGTTTTTAAAATCGATAAACTGTCTCCTGTGTCTCGACGTTGAGTACCAGCCGGATCACAGAAATGGAGGATTCCCGCACAAAACGTACGGTCATTGTGAAATTCAAATACTTCGTTTAAAATTTTGCTTACGGATCGGCATTGATTTTCTGTATCCGTCTGCTCCTCATAATGCTCCCATAAATCCCAGACATATTCGTGCCCATTTTTTTCGTAGTAGCACGAAAAAACATTTGCTTGTGCTGTTGCACCAAAATCCCAACCAACCAAAAGGTATGCGCCCTTCACAAAAGGTAGCTCTCCGTGAGCATGGCTTTGATTAAAAGCCCAAAAAACTGGACTACCGTCAAAAGCCTCTGCGTATTCTCCACGAAGCATTCGCGCATACATCGCCGGGTTGTTGGCATACTGCCGCGCTAAATTTTCAATGTAGTTTGGAGGAAGGTTGGCTCGGTTTTCCTCGGTGGGTATATGCCAAAACCGAATGAAATTGTCGTCTTTGTACCCTTTGCTTTCTTCTTCCCATTTTGCAATCCAGTGCCGTGGGCTGGGCGGGTTTGTATCTAAAATTAAGCATTGCTCTTTTAAAAATCCACTTTCATCACAATCTTTTGGATCGGTTCCTTTCCAGCGCAAACATGCCATGGCCAAGTCCACGTCTTCTCGATCAAACTGGTCTGCTTCGACCAAAATAATCATCGATGCTTCGAAACCCCTAAACCTAGTCGCTCGATGACTACTCGTAGGGACGCCAGCAAATAACAGACTTGAGCAATACCTCTCGCCCTCGCTATCGAGCCATCTATTTTTTTCTGTCTTAGTTGCGGCTGGGTGGGCTTGTAGCCATGTGTTGTACATAGCGACCGCTTTTGCGCTTGGGATTCGAAATGCTCGTCCGCCCTCCTTTTTTTTGAACAGACTTTCGCCGTTGTCAACATACGCTGTTCCTGAGTTTCGAAAAACGAGTTCGAACGTTTCGAGCGTCGTGTCTTGGTTCGCTTGCTGGGTTTTTCGAAGTATGTAAATACGTGCCCCCGCGTTTCTCCAACCATGTTTTAAAATTGCCTCAACCGCATCCCCGGTTGTCTTGCCACTTCCACGCCCCCCGATAATTACACGTACTCGTGCACTGGAATTATGAAACTCCAAAACAGATTTACCCGGCCTATACCATTCTTTCGGGGATGTCTGGGGACTAGTCACAGTACGCGGTTAGGTATTTCGGTAGGTTTGTTTTATGGTTTCCGCCCCAGACAGAGGATTGCGTCGGAATCACTTCGCGTTCGGTGTGTTTCCTGCCAACGGTTTAACCTTTTTCGGGACTTCTTGTTTTCCGGGTTTTTCCAAAACTTCAATTACCGGCTTTTCCTCTTCTTCAACTTGGATGTCGTTAACAACCATGTCTACAAACTCCAGTGCGCCTTGGTTCGCTCTTATTTGCTCCTCGATCCGCACCAATTGTGTATGTGCTTCGATTTGCTGTTTCTGCAAATTCTGCAAATTTTCCGTGATTTGCAGTTTTCTTGTTTCGATTATATTTTTTTCAGTCATAATTTTTGTTCGTGCCTACAAATAGCATCCGGTGCTAACACAACCGGAGAGTCTTGGTCCCAGCATTGTTTTGCGTAGTCCATGCATTCCCCCCAGCGGATCATCTGACCACTGTGATGCTCTTTTGCCGTTTGATTTTCTTCACACCCACTCCTAAATTCTGTCCGCTCTAAAAGGTCTCGTTTTATCAAGCAGCACCCCAGCGGAGCTAGATGTGTGTAAGTGGTTTTATAGTCTCGGACAAATTCGTAGTGGGAAAATGACTCATCTTCCAAAAACATTCCTGCACAATATAAATGTTTCACTATTGTGCTTCCGTCTTGTGGGTTTTTGTAAATTGTTTTATCGGGTAAAGGTATCCAACCGCCTACGGCCTCGTGTCCTTGCTCCGCTGCCGCTAATAATTTTTCAATGACATCTGGCTCCGGGACAACGTCCGAGTCTAACATTAGTAAGTAATCAGTTTCCTCGTCGCATAATGCTCGCTGCCTCAAATCTTCTCTTGCTTCGCTACATCTCCGATAGAATTTTTGAACATCTGATTTATCGCAATTACCTTTCGGGTCTTTACGCAACAAAACATGATAATTACCATACGTAAACCCACCTTTGCATAGCTTTTGCAGATCCGGGTGTATCCAGTCTGTAAATGGTACGCATACTAAAACGTTTGGTTTTTTCACGATTTCTTTAACCACCACTCTACCTGATAATATTTAGGCAAATTAGACGCAGATGAAGTATTTAGATCAGTCACAAAATAAAAATTTTGCCCCGAATAACAAAACGCGCAAGCAGTCGCGGTTATAGTGTGCGTATGAGTATCTGCTCCCCCGGTACCTCCTGTATTTCCTGTTGTCCCTCGCAAAAATTTTTCATGTAAACTTGGGGTTGACCTACCACTGTAAATACCACCACTTACACTGTTACCGTCGCAAATCACCCAATTGCTAGATGGAGTAGGAGAACTGGTGCCGCCCAGCGAATCGACTCTTGCCACAATTGCACCTACAAATAAATCACTTGAGCCGTCTGCACCATCTGCACCATCTGCACCATCTGCACCGTCAGAACCATTGGTGCCGTTGGTGCCATTATTACCTCTCAAATATGCGACAAAACTCCAACTACCAGATGTTTTTTTATAGTATGCCTGATGACTATTATTAGTATCTACATAAAAATCACCGTTAGACCCGGTAGACGAGGAAGGCGCACCTGCCCCGCTTAACCACGTATTACCGTCAGCACCGTCATTGCCTGTTGACGCACTAGACCAACTACTACCGTTATAAAACCATAGTTTATCGTTTGTCGTATCAACTGCTATCGGTGCGGCTCCAGACTGAGTGCCCGGAGTGCCTGTTGGTTGTCCGGCCATTTTTGGTATGTACAAAAATCCAGACGTGGCGCTCGTAGCCAAATCAGCCGTGTTTGCTTCTACTCGTTTTCCAAGGTTTCTGGGCATTTAATCGCTCGATTCCAATACTGGCATTAGTCCTCCGGTAACTCCGCCGGACGGAGTCGCTAAGTCGTCGTCAAACTCGTCCAAGGAGATTGATCTGACTCCAGTAAAGTCGATAACCTCTTCTAATTTTTCGTCTACCCAACGCTCAAACTCTTCAATTTTTGCTTTAGGTATCTCCCCATTTTTATTAAGTTTTTCCAACTCCTGTTTTTTATTTTCTTGCTCGGTCACAAATGGCTCAACTTGTTTACGTATACACTCCGCATTCCAAAATAATTTTGAAGCAAGATCCCACCCACAATTATTCGGGAAACGAATGTCGGCAGATATTTCTTGTTCCGGGTTGTTTTGTTTTATCGAGTCTATTTCCCAAGGCGCGGGTGCGTACAGATACAATTGAACGGATCGTCTAACTCCTAGCGCGTCGCCAATTTTCATTTTGTATGTTGCATCTTTTGCGTCTTCGCACTCCCAAATATCTCTTAAATTATCGAGTACCCAAAATGCTGGCGTTCTAGTTTTCCCACTAACATTTGATAAATCTAATTTGTGTAGAGTAATGTCCTCCTCCTGCTGCAAAATAGAAAGACGATCTTTTTCAAAACTGTCTTGAGTGGATTTAATTTTTTTACGAACCTGCTCTTTTTTCTTACCTGACAAATCAGATAATTGTTGTTGCAGTTCAGCAATCTCTTTTTGGTACGCCTCTTCTAAACCACGTAACGGTTTTAGAGGTATGTCCAAATAATCTGCCGTCCTGTTGAGGCTGTACGCCGCTTTGATTCCCATGTCGTAATCACTGTTAACTCGCGATTCGCCTTGGGGTTGTAATTCGTCAATGGCTCTGTACATCGCCACTGCGTCCATTATTTTTTGTTTTGCTGATGCCATGTTTAGGGATTTTTTATGCTACTATAGTTACCGTGTACTCATTTGAGGTTGCGACTTCCTGTAGACTGACAGTTATGTTATTGGCGTTAGTGTACGACCAGTCAACCTCAAAATATTCTCCGCTCGACGTATCTCGCATTGTTACCGCCGCTGGGGCTCCACCAAGATTGTGAGTTACCGTGAAACTTGTCGCGGAACCGTTACCTATTGTTGTTTCATAAACTTGAGCAATTCGGGCCCGGTTACCTGATGACCTAGTAAAATATAAACGTGCATTTGTCTCATTCGAAAACTCAAACAGCCCTGTCACCATGGAGCCCGAAGACAGTAGAGCTTTACTATCTAATTTGAGATAGCTGGGAATTACGTGACCGGAGGATGTGAGTTCTAATCGACTTGTGCCGCCTGTGACAAATTTTAAATGATCTGCACCAGCGCGAAACATTCCGGTGTTGGTGTCAGCCCTGAAACTAAAGCTGGGATAAGTATTATTACCGTCACCAGCGTAATAGGAGTTTTGAGCGTAAACCGATCCGCCTGTCGTAACTTTAAGCTTATAATTTGCGTCATACTCCGATTGACTGCCTGTCTGGTCCCAACCGATCACATAAGCATTAAATGCCCCACCATACATCAACCCAGCGAACCACTCTTCACCTGTGTATGTGGAGTTTTCGAAGAAAAGTCCTTGAGCCCTGCTTTCGTAGCCTTTGAATTTAATTATGCTAGTGTAAGCAGGTGATCCACTGTCATCACTCGCTTCGATCAGCAAACTAGTTGATGTTCGACTTCCTCCTATTCGGGCATCTCCGTCAACATCGAGTCTGTAGTTTGCGTTTGGTGTGCAGTTAATACCAACGTTACCAACAGAATCAATACGCATTCTTTCTGCTGTATTACCACCACTTCTAGTATCAAATCTTAAGTAGCCATTAGAACCATCTACTCGTTTACCAAATATAGCAGCATGAGCTGAATTGGTTGCCCAACCTGATGTTGTTGATTGAAAATATATTCCTTGCCCACTATCAGCAGAAGTTGAATTAGCGGTAAGGAACAAATCTCCCGACATTCCGTGAATAAGAGCAGCAGGAGAATCAGTGCCGAATCCAACGTTGCCTCCATTCTTAAATGTTGCAACCGCATGTCCAACACTGCTTGATGATGCACTGATCCCGGCGATTACTATTGCGTTATCAGACCCACCTCCGAAATCGCCTCTGTAGGCGATATTCATTCCGTTATTAAAACCTGCTCCTGTGGTTTCTGAAAACTGGATTGCAGGTGCGTTGCTGGTGTCCGATTGCAAGACCAATACATTGTCTACAGATCCTGCGCTACCGCTTCCAGTTATGTGAAGTTTAGCTTGTGGCGATACCTGATTGATCCCAACGTTGCCTCCA